AAGGGAGTGGAGGTTAGAGGACATTTTTGAAGAGAGTTAGAGAGTTAGAGATGAATGCTTAGACCGGGGTACTCTGGACCTTTTCGTAATGTCGGACAATTCGTTTTCAGAAATCTGGATTCTTGGTGGAGTGGACCAGGGGGTGGACCGGAGGGACGTGGACCGGAGGGACGTGGGTAATGGAAAAAGGGGGAGTTTTTTGTTTTGTTTTGGGGTTTAGTAAGTGTTTATTTGGTTTTATGGGTTTAGTAAGTGTTTATTTGGTTTTAGTTAGAACGTGGCTGGGTGAGAAAGGCGAATCGGCGGGTGGGAGAGCGTACGACTTCGCTCCAGACTTGTGCAATCTGAGCGATTCTTGCGGCTTCAGCGCGCTTGGCGTTGTTACGTAGCTTGCTCATTGCAAGCCAGCCATCAAGAACAGGACGGATATCGCGCCTGGCAATCCTGTACGCGTTGAGGAGAGCTTGTCGTTCAGCGAAGAAGGCTTCGTCTGAGAGTGAGAGGACCCGTTTGAGCGCATTTTCCTGCTCGTCGATAACGATGGAGGACCATGGACGTGGGTCGTCAAGGTGGAAGATCTTGCGAATGGGTGCTGCAGCTGCCTGTTGGCGCATGAATGCAGTGTACCGGGCTAGCTCTTCGTCAGTCGGGATGTGCGCAGGCTTCACGGTCGCGATACGGAGTGCAGTCTGCTTGCGGTGGACGCGAGAGCAGAGTGCCACGAAGCGGGACAAGGTGTCGACTGTGCGAGTGACTCGTGAGTCAAAGGCATCTTTTGCGGCCTTAGCGGCCTTCTTTGCAGCGTTAACGCGAACAGAGGTTGGAATCATTTTAAACATTTTGATCAGAAATGCCTCACACAGTATGTCGTATGTAGGTCTTACTCCAGGTCTTTTCGTAATGTCGGACAATTCGTTTTCAGAAATCTGGATTTCATGGGTCAAGAGGGAGTAGTGTAAAAAGAAGAAGGACACGCTAGGGTCCGTATGGCTATTTAGGCCTCTTCAGAGTGGTCTGAGTCGTTGGAGGTCTCAAACTCGTACATGAATGTCTCGAGCTCATCGATGAATCCGGGAACGCTGTTGGCCAAACGTTTTAATGCCGCAGTTGCCTTCTTGATTCTTCGCTCTAACACCATAACATCAACAGGTGCAGTTGCACTTGCCTTCTTGATTGTGCCGTAGTACTCGTTGCACCACTGCCGTGCGAGATCCGTCGCAGTCTTGAGAATTCCCTTATGCACGTTCTCCGGTCGTACGCGAGACTTGTTGGTCTCCACCCCCATGAGTGCGTCTTCGCGATGGGTGAAGGAGAGGGAGTGACGCGATGCAGAGAGGATGTTCCTACACTCAAAGTCACCGCTTTTCGAACTCAACCCTGTGAGTCGACAGAGTGACCTTTCTCCACGGCAAAGCGCGAAGTACCCGTCAACGCCCCCATGAGTTGGGTCGTATATACTTCGTAGGGTGAACGACGCAACCAGTGTGTACCCGTCGCTCGCAGCGTTTTCGTAGTCACGAATCTTCTTGTTAGATCCGCTGTCCTCGCGAACCATCTCACTGTAGATGGGCCTGCGGTTTGAATGGTGGTAGTAGATTCGTTCGTTCTCGCCATTCTTCCACAGCTCAATATTCCTTTCACTGCGTCGAGCAGAAGGTGTTGATTCGTAGTTTAGGGTGAGGCTCCAATCGGGGAGGAGTTTGACTCCGTCGACGATGACCTCAATGGTCTTACCATCTTGTAGGTGCTTCTCGTAAGCAAAGGCAAGCTCTTTGAGGAAGGATGGAAGATTTCCAATCATCTCGTTGTACCTTTCGACAGGCATTTGGATGACCTTTACGGACCCTTGGCCGTTAGGATTGATGGCGTGTTCGTTCCACAGCGCCATTGAGTCGTAGCTAATTGGATGTGCGGAAGGCTGCCATACGTCTTCAGCCGCAGCTTTGGGCCAGTTTGCAATGACTTCGAGTGGTCTAGTTGCTCCTGCCGTACGTGTAAGAATGTTCGTTGCAGTCAATGCACCCGAGAGGACGATGTGCGCTGCGTTTTCACCAAGGCCAAAGCGTCCAGCCGAAGTGCTTGCCTCTTTGTTGGCGAAGTAGCACACAGAACGTACGAGTTGATTCTCGTCCATTCCACTTCCATTGCCAGCTACAGCAATTGTGTTTGAAGATGTTTTGAAGATGTAGCGCAGGATGGTTGCTCCTGCATCGAGTTCGTTGTCGCCGAGTTCGGCTGCGCCATCGCTAAGGGTGAACCCCATATGCTGGATGGCTTCTTGGATACCTTTGAAATTTACAGAGGACATTGTAGGGAAAGAGAGTTTGAGAGAAGATTACTTAGACCGGGATGCTTTTCGTTTTTCGGAACCAAAGAATTCGTTTTCTGAAAAACGGATTCTTGAGAGGTCACAAACTAGGGAGACATGGACCCACCACAGACTAAGAAGCAATACATTAAGAATCAGAAAGAGAAAGCCGCAAGTACACATCGCCTTGGAACTAAGAAGCACGTACGTCAATCAGAACAAAGAAAACGAACTCGTTAAGAATAATACACTCAGAGCATCCGAATGCCTACCCAATGTGCAGCTGCAACAGTGTCGACTGGACGACAATGTCAATGTAATGCACGTCCAAATGAAACTCTTTGTTCTCGTCACCTCCGAATCGTAAACATCAGACTCTTTGATCCAACTCTTCACCCTCAACGATGTCGACACTGTCGACGAGTTCCACTTCATGGTGAATACTGTAGAATTCATGAAGAATTACGCCCACGTCCAGACCTCCCTCCGGAAGAACGTTGTGCAGAACGACGGTGTACACGAATCATACATCGACATCAACGATGTAGAGCTCATGCACGTCTATTTCTTCGTCGCGAACGAGGTCGAGTGTTCAACGAAATGTATGAACGTGGAAGACTTGCATTCTTAAACGCTCCACATGACTGGAGACTAGTCGTGCTTGACTGGCGTGCACAACTTAATCATCCGTTCGTAGATGTTCATCTACTTGAAGAGCTTGAACTCACATTAGCAAGAGATAACGGTATCCCTGAACTATGGAACATGTACGCAGGCGGATGGGCACCGATGGATGCCGCAGGTCGTATCCGATGGGATGAAATAGAAGAAAACCGGAATATCTGGGAAGGCATGAATCCAAATCCTCCGCGTGGAGAGTTGGAAGCCTTCACTCGTGACGGCCAGAACGTACATACACGGTTCGTCACAGAGCATACGAACTCAGCACTTCAAATACTACTGAACACGGAGGTTCCTCCAACTCAGAAGACGGTCTTAGAATCGCATGTAAAGTTCATGGAGTTCACTGCACTAGGTCGAATTCCAGCAGTTTCACTGGACCTGATTGACCAAGTGGACCGAGATGTGAAACGCTGGTACCGTACTGCTACCTGCCGACTAGAACAGGATTACCTCTACAAACGAGTTCTGGATGGATTATGGTGCAAGATCAAGACTTCACCTGTAAAAGATGAACTTGTGATCCGGTTGTGGCAAGAAATGGTGGATTCAATTGGAATGTGCTGCGATGGACATATCAGCCGATTGACGAATGTCCTCTGTGGATTTGACGAAGCCTTTGCACCTGAACTCAGTCCGGCCGAGAAGCTGCAGAATCGGATGTCAGTGATAGCCTCTATGGAAGGAGGAATCATTCTGCAGACCGCCGCAGCACTTGCAGCGTTCAAAGAGTTCAACATTCCACGAGAACAATGGGAACCATGGGTGGACGCGTTATGAAGAAAGTAAATGAGATATACAATGGAAACAGATAAGATCCTCCTTCTAGTAGGTTCCGGAGTTGGGGGCGTGTTACTCCTTCTTTTTATATGGACGTTCATTTCTAACGCACAGTTTGGATTAACCTTGTTGGCTGCGAAAGACTCTGTTGGATTCCTTCCGTTTATTGGAACGTTCTTCCTGTACATGTTAGGATTCTACTTCATTTTAATGTTTATCGGAATGATTGTCATGTATATCTATCTTGTAACCCAACCTCCCCAACAACAAAGTCTCCCTGTTCAATAAGAATGAAACTACGTACTCTACGCAGGTCGCATAATCCAGCAAAGAAATGGGATGCAATCTTTGAGTTACCGAATGGAAAGACAAAGACTGTTCCGTTTGGAGCTCGCGGTATGTCCGATTACACCAAGCATAAGGATGTGACCCGACGTGCCCGCTATCTTAAGCGACATTCAGGAATGGGAGAGCATTGGAGCCGTCCGGATACACCAGGAGCCTTATCACGGTGGATTCTATGGAACAAGCCTAGTCTAAAGGCAAGTCTGAGTGATTTCAAGAAACGATTCAATGTCTGAAAACGAATTGTCAAAGACTACGATACTTCATGGTGCCCCGATACAAATGTTCTGTCCTTACTGTCAACACCCAGTCGTCTTCCACGAACACCTTCGAGATACCGATGATCATCGATGGTGTTTCGTTCATTTAGCAGAGAAAGGTCTTATCCAAGGAAATACCCCCGAAGAAGCTCGTGATTCATTCTATGCACTCAGTCGTGCAAACATCCCCCGTAAAGTCAAAGCAAGAAAGTTGAATATTAGCCAAGAACAGCGTAAGACCACTGTTCCCGGTTCAATCTACTGGTAGTCGTACGAACTAAGTCCATCCATGAAACGACACGGCCATCCAGATACCGTTCCGTTAGATGATTAAATACGTGAACGTATGTAATCATGACTGCGGCAACAATAATCCATGCACCATTGATGTTCATTTTTAGCTTAACGAGATGTTCTGACTGCGAGGCAAACGACGAGACAATACATCTCGCTTAGTTCCACCGACCGACATATCATCGCCTCCTTCAGGGATTCCTTCAATCGCTCGAAGAGCTTCAGCGACTCGTTCAGGTTGGTCTGCAAACTGTAAAAAAAGCTGTTGACGAAGTGTTGAGCGTTTCAAAGCAGGTCTGGATACACGTTCAGACCTAGCAATCGTTCCATGTGCACCATCCAATACGAAGTTTCCAAGTTCATTGGCCTTCATATAGTCAAGTACAGATGTACCTAGTGTAGTTTTTCGGTCACGGATTGTCTTAATTTGAGCTTGTAGAGCACGAATCTCATCATCGGCTGCAATCCATTGACGAAGGGTTTCTTTGATTTCTTCGGCCATTACAGGTTTATAGTATTGATATGAAAACCGGTTTATGGTTTTCACAAGAATTCAGGTAAACCCAAAATGGAGTTAGTTGAAGCACATTTCAATCAGTTGACCGGTAATCTATTCTATGATGAAACAACTGAAAAGTATGAGATGTTCTCACTGCGAGGAAAGCCAATGCATCTCAACTATTTGACCTTTAAGGAGTTATTCAAGAATATGAGTACTACGCGTCCACTGAATATTCTAGAATCTGGTATTGCAAGTGCAGGTACACAGAGTACCTACTTGTTTAATGAATTTGTTCGCAAGTATGGTGGTCGTTTTTGGTCGGTAGATATCAACGGTGAGTTAGTGAACAGACACGCTGGAAACATGTGTCCGGCAACTAGTCTTATATGCGAAGATAGTGTATCATTCTTCACCAAGTGGGTAAATAAAAATGAAGCCGCGGATGTAGTCTATCTTGATAGCTGGGACCTCGATTTCTATAACCCTAATCCTTCAGGTGTACATGGACTTAATGAATACCGTGCACTCGTCCCTGCATTCAAAACAAATAGTCTTTTACTCATTGACGATACACCAGCATCCCCTTATTGGCTTGATACGAGAGGATCGCTCTACACAGATATGATAAAACTATATGATGCAAAAAGGCTGCTTCCAGGCAAGGGCATGTTTGTTTTATCCGAACCTAAAGATGCAACAATGTTACTACATAATTACCAGGTTTTGTACAAGTTCAATTAGAACTTCCAACGCTTGTCGCATTCTAAGCAGGTAACGAAGGTCGTCATAGGTTCGTCCGCAGAACGTGTCTGCATCTGATACGAATCGCATCGTGTCTTTCGCTGGCATCGTTGGCAGAACAGGTTGATACTCGCTGTCTGCTTTTTTGAGTACGTTGCCTTCTCTTTCTCAGACGTATTCTGAGCAATCTCTGCCCAACGTTCAGGGTTTTGAATCAAGGGAGTAGAGTTCACAAAGTCATCGAGCGTCATTGTCTTTAATAGATGACGGTAACGATACAAATCAATGGCCTGAGTTCGGTACATGTTGAGAAAGACCCGGTTTTCCCAAGATTGATCAATCAACCATTCCTGAGCGTTCTTTACACACTTCTTCAAGATAGCAGTTTCTACATCATTGGATTCAAACTGGTCACGAACAAGTGTTCGTAATGGATGGTCTACAAAGACGTTAGATGCATGCACTGTGTGAACCGGCTGAATTTCGCGGTCAATCTCCGGAACATCGTCATCTTCCTCTTCAACTACAGCTTCACCTGTATCCTCGACTTCTTCTTCCTCTTCTTCCTCTTCTTCCTCTTGAAACGTGGAGGAATTGTAGAACTCATCGTATTCAGCAGAACGTAAATCCTTGTACTGTGCTGCAGAGGCATCGTAATCATCTGCGTTGGTGTTCACGGACTTCATGACGACAATTGTTCCTGAGAACAAGTCTTCATTGAAAGGAGGTGGAAGCATGTGCTGATTTGCATTTTCCTCCTCTTCTTCGCATGGGACACCGAATACAGAGTAGACGTCCTCTTCATGTACCATCTTGCCTTGAAATTGCATGAGGGGTTGTTTGGTCTTCTTGCGAAGCCATTCGAGAACATCGGATGTCTTTGCAGGAACAGCGGTTTCTGTTAACGTACCTGAAGTTGAAATAAAGAGTGCTAGAACCATTTTGATGTGAGTTACTGTGTGGTTGTGAAGATTCATTTTCTACCCAGTGCACTTAAGTTAGGAAGTCCTGCTGGAAGTGCTGGAATAGCCGAAGGTGCTGGACGAGGAGGTTTACTATCCCATGTAAACATGCTACTCAACGAACGTCCAATCGCCTGAATGGGCCCGTTCGTCTGCATCGCTAACGAGACTGCGAGTACAACTGCTAGAAATGCAATCAATAGAATTCCAAAATAGATTGCGAACTGTGTCAGTTTACTATCGGGCTTGAAGGTTGGAAGCTTCAGTTTTGGAAGTTTGGCAGAGCAGTTCGCTTCACCGGGTGAGTACAGGATATTTGAAAGCGAAAGTTTGATTTCACTTGGGTCTAATACTCCAATCGTTTGACGGATTCTCTCTAGATCATCACTTGAGACACCTACTGGATTCTGAAAGAAAATGACTTGAGGACCTGAAGTAGTTCTCCATCCAATATACCGATCACACTCTGTTTCAGATTTCACATATTGTTCAAGTTCTCCATTGACCCATGTAAAGTATGGATCCGTTCCTTTGATTAATTTGGTAATCGACCAGTCCAACCCTGTAGCTACACTAACCTGTTTATAACTTCCAGTCTTAGGATCTTTGAAGCCAAGACCTTCTGCAGACGCTGGATCTAACACACCTGCAATCGTAGATAAGAAGTCAACCGCTGGACCACTATTGGATTTCTCGAGGGGAATGTACATCCAAATACTGTCTGAAAAACAGTGAATGACTGCATCGGCTTGAGTATGTTCAACGCTAATGGGTGAAGGAATGTAGAGCGCAAGTTCATTAAAGACCACTGTAGTTCCATTGAACGTGACGGATAAAGGCACAGTAGGTCGTAGTATAAGTGCTTCTTTAATTCGAGTCACGTTGATGATAGAGGTTGTACTCGTTTGATTCAAGGTAAGTGAACACCCGGAACACTGCTTAGAACCTGCAATGGTAAGTCCCAAATTTGAGGCAACATCTGGTTTAGGATCAATTCGGTCCTGTTTAGTACATTTGCTTCCACCGCCACCCATTGTTCTACTACGAACAAAACAAGTCTGTGAAAGAGAACAAGATGTCGTCTACTCAACCCATTCAAGAACCGCGTGGACTTCTCAACTGGTGGCAAGGATTAATCCTGGCCGCAAGTAGTGCTTTAGTGGGCGTAGTCGCTGCGCTTTTTATTTTGAAAGGAGGAGGTACCGGTGCACCTGCAGGTCCAGGGTGGGCCATGCAACTCCTACGTTTTATCCCTCATTTCTTGATGCTCTTTGGAATTTTAGCCGATGCGTTCACCTATGAAGGCGTATACTGGACTGGGACAGCAGTCGGAATTACATCCACGTTTGTCGCACCCTTTATAAGCGGTGCTATCACCAATCTAATAGGTGCATTCCGTGAACGAATGGCCGCTAAAGGAGGAGCAATTCCAGGTGAATATCCGGGAGTGAGTATGTTATCCATGAACTCTGAGTTAAGCTCAACTCCTGAAACACTGATTGTCACTGCCAGTATTCTGTCGTACTACATCTTTGATTTGGTCGTGAACCTAAGTGTATTGGATGCAGCGGGTGCGATTGTTGCAGCATTCATTCTATTTGGAGGTCAAGCCTTTGCAATTGAAGGAGGTGCAGACAAGGCAGCGTACTCAGGAATCTTGGGTGTCGTGATCGGTGGTGGATGTTTTGGAATTCTGAGTTCAATCGCTCCTAGTTTCCTACCGTCGTCGGTGATTCCTGGAAGTAAGGCAGTTTCAGGTTCAGCTGCAACCGGTCCTGGACGTAAAGGATTCGGAATGAGTGCCGGTGGTGGTGGGGCGGCCGGAGCTGCAGGTGTAATCGCTCAAACAAACGGAAATCCTGCAGCACCTGCAACCTGTCCTGCTTAGACAGTTCAATCTAGTCTAAAACTAGATGGAGAAGAGAGTGGCTAGGTTCTACGACCTGCATAACAATAAATGGTTTCACATCATGAACTTAACACTTGAAATCATAAAGACCAAAGACAAACACCAACGTTACATGCTTACGAACTATGGTCACTGTTTCTTTTATTAACGTTTGGTTTCCACATATACATGAAAAAGACTACAAATGCAAGTACTGTGATACTCAACATTTGGTTTACTTAAAGAAACGCTTTAAAGTAACATCAATGCCTTCCATTGTGTATGGCGGTCTACGATATACACAAACAAAACATGCAATCTACTGTAAGAAGTGTAACGAAACACTCGAAAGCAAACATGTACATGATTTCAAAATGTGTTCCTGTGGAGCAGTCGGAATTGATGGAGGAATCTCTGCTGGAAATCGCATACTAGGCAATCTATCGGATATGGAAGATAGAAGCATGTATTGTGCGATTGTTGATAAAAAGAAGGTATGGTTGCCTGCCTTAAGCAGACAATAGCTTTCTACACAATGTGAAGTACATGGATGCATCTGAACCTGTATAACGGCCAATTTCAATACCGTTCTTCAGAATCACAAACGTGGGTACAAATTGAACGTTAAACTTTGAAGCAATTCCCGCTGCGTCGTCTTTGGTATTCACTCCAACGAAATAGATACCTGGAAAGTCTTCAATGAGATCTGCGATAATAGGCTTAATATATGTACATGGGGCACAGGTTGGAGACCAAAAATGATAAGCAATACGTTCAGGAAGTACAGACATCTTTACTATACTGCACGACAAACTCGTAAGCTACTCTATCTTTTCAATTTGAACCGTTGTGAGTTCAGCTTTCACCATTGACTGTTTTTGAATGGTGGATTTGGTAAGGGTTACGTTACGTGTCTTGCACATTTCAGCGAATGCCTTGAATAGATGTTTATTGATAACCTCTGTATCCAGCTTTGAAAGGTTCTCGCGAATCCAGGTTGTAAGTACATCCGTAGACACGGGTGGACTCATTAACCCAAGAGGACATCCTTCAAAGAGTTCGTTCTCCGGTCGGGCGGGAGGGAGTTCGATTCGTTTACCTTCTACACTCTCTCGGGCCATACGGTCTACAATGTCATTCTGTTTGGATAGGTCGTCTTCTCCGCCTGTATGTGCCCGTACATGATGAAACCGGTGCTTGAACTTGCTGAGCTTTTCAGCGATTCCTTCAATTAGATCGCGATGAAGGACGGGTTTTCCCATCGTTGTCTTCCATCCACGTGAAACCCACCCCGGCATCCAGTCAGTCAAGCATTTGATGGAATAGTCTGAGTCGGTATAGATGACCAAGTCTTCCGCAAATGCTCCTTTGATGGTCAGTATTTCCATAGCTGCATAGATTCCGTAGAGTTCAGCTCGTTGATTGGTCTGAGCTTCTGAGTCTGGAATGCGATTCGAAATGGACCACTCTGGATGTTCTGGAAACCAAACTGCATAACCGGCCTTAGCATCTTTGCGTCCGTTGGATGAACAAGCTCCATCTGTAAAGACACGCATGCTTTACTGTTCATTCGATGTTCTGCATTCCTTTTTCGTACGCATGAGGATCGTCCCATAACGATGTATTCAATTCACCTTGAACTTCAGGAAGATGACTGTAAGGAGACATTCGAGTCATGATGCATCGAGATACAATTGCAGATTGAAGACTAGGTTCTTCAATATGAAACCAAATTCGACAGCGAAAGGAGCGTTGTTCAAGTGAACGACGAAGCATCTGTTGACAGGCCGCAGTTAAAAAATGCGCATGCCACACTATCAGTACACGGATGCGAATATGAGTTTGAGATGGAATGAAAGACATCCATTGAGTGATCCAGGGTGCGAAATCATCAATGGAATTCATTACTGCAGCATCTACTTCTTCAAAGTCGCATCGGTGTTTATTCGTTTCTACATAGTTCGCCCATGTAGTCCGTGAAGTTCGATCATTGAGTGGTTCAAATAAGATTCGGTGAGGAGGTGGAAACAGTGAAAAAGATTCAAGGGTCATTGTCTTATGAGACATGTGTGTCCTTAGATGGCTGAACAATACGCTTGACTGGAATGTCGGCTGAGACTACATAAATACTGTTTTCAGTCATGATGATGTACATCTTCTCTTCCTTGAGGCGCATGATGGACTCAATGGGAGAAGTATATTCAGTATCGGACTTGACTAGGCACTTGCTTTCGTCTGTCACTCCAATACAGCACTGCTTGGACAAGGAATCGGAAAAATAGTCCAAATAAATAGGTCGATCATGTTCGATCGCGAGCTTAGCAACATGAGCCATGACTGTAGCAGATGGAACACTCATTTATGTGAAGTAAAGGATGTGTTTGCGTTTATTTTAACGCCGGCTATGAACTTTTAGAGACATCCTCTAGCTTGAACCTTGATTTCATTGAGAGTGAAGGTGTTTCTGCACGTGGAATGGCGAGAATTCCAACTACCTTGGGCTTGACCTCCTTGACTTTGGGCGCAACTGCCGACAAGAATCGTACAAGATGGTCAACATGTTCTTCAACAGGAGGTGTCTTCTTTTGAGCAATGCTCTCACGAAGGTCGTCTACAATGGTGGAGACAAAGGCTGCCATGGTTGCTTCGGGAATGAGGCCACGAGAGTAGAGTTCGGAAGTGTACACTGCGAATCCACGTTTGGTCTCCTTCTGTTTGGTCCATGCAATCAATGCATCATCAAATCCTGCATCCGTAGAGGCCGGGACAATTGTGACGGCAGACATATCGTAGAGCGAATCAAACATCGCAACCTGTGTAGTCAGGTCTTGACGTGCATCTTCACTGAGCTTGACAATGTCTGAGTACAAGTCTGCAAGCATACTTGCATAGAAGTTCTGACGGATACCCCGGTCAAACAGGAGTGTTGTAACTCGTAGACGGAACATTGCGTCACGGGCTGCAAGCTTGGTTTTAATGATTTCACACAGCTTGGAATAGGTAGGCTTTGAGAGCTTGTTGATTGCAGCATTAATCTCATCGTAATCTGCATCGTCCTTTTCGCGGACCTTACGAAGGGTTTCAACAAGAACATTCTGTCGCCAGTTCGCGTTTTCAACAACGGGAGCTTCTCGGCGAGGGGGGCGACGGAAGATGGGACGGAAGGAAGTACGTAATTTAGAGAAGATTTCAATCACAGAATCGGGAAGGGGAAGTTTTTCGGAGGGACGCATAGCGTAAATTGAAGCAACAGTTAAGGAGTCCATGTTCGGCACTCTTCCTTATCTTGTGGAAGAGTGGGATTCATTTTCCGAAAAACGGATTGTTGTAGTCTCAAATAAGAATGAGTGCGCCCGAAATGACGACGACAACTCTTCCTATTAAATGGGTACTTTGGTACCACGATCCCTCTAACAATGACTACAGCCTTGAAAGTTATATCCGTATTTATGAAATCAAACTCGTCTCCGAATTCTGGAGTATAGTCGATGGAATCCCTAAAGATGTCTGGGAATCAGGCATGTTCTTCTTCATGCGTGAAGGAATACGACCACTCTGGGATGCACCTGAAAATGACCGTGGAGGTGCATGGTCTAAGAAAGTAGATGCTGCAGATACACATGCAGTCTTCATTGACTGTATGATTCACTGCTTAACCCATACCCTACTCAAAACCAATAACGATACAGTTGCAGGAGTAACTGTGAGTCCAAAAGGACAATTCCATATCATCAAGGTCTGGAACTTATCCACTGCGTTCTCCGACCGCCGACTCTTCAACCCTTCGCTGAAGATGAAGTTGGGCGACGATATCGCGTACAAGGCTCATAACATGAGAGCCAAGTAAATACACTCTTTGGTAGTAGCTTTTTCAATTGGAGTAACAATGGACATCGCATACACAGTGGGCCGGTTTCAACCTCCTACGATTGGACATAAGTCATTGATTGAAGAGGTCATGAAGCTTGGTAAAGCATATGTATTCGTTTCATCCTCCAAGCCGGACAAACTCAAGAATCCACTTTCAATCGACCAGAAGATGCCTATATTGGAGCATATGTTTGAGAATGAAATCAGAGATGGTAAGCTAGTGATTGTGAATACAGCCGAAGACTGTGGTAATTGCGGTGGGCCCGGTCGAGCACTGAATTGGTTGCGTACAAAGGAACCAGGTAAGATTACACTTGTTGTCGGTGATCACCCAGAGTTCGCATTGGGTCAACCCATTTGGGGCAATCCACCTTCACAGCCTAATGAAGTAAAGATGTTGGAAGCAGGTACAGCAAGAACTAAGACAATTGATGAACCTGGAGATCTTGAATCGTATAACATGTCGGGAACTAAGTCACGACTACTTGTAGCCATGGGTCGAAAGGCAGATTTTTACAAATCAGTTGGATATGAAGGTCAAATCAATGTACCTGAAGTAGAGAAGGTCTACAAGACCATTAAAGCATGGGTAGCTAAGATGCCTGCAAAGAAAGGTGGTAACAAACCACTTGAAGATGTTAGTTCTGCAGATATGGAGTATGATATCCGAGACTACTTACCTAAAGATCGGACCCGACGTCGTAGAAAAACGAATTCTCGCACAGTACGAAAAACTAAACACAAGCACTTCTAGTTGATATGGAAATCGCAAAGTTCCTTACACATGTCTCCAAAGTTGAAAATACAAAGATTGTACTACTTCGTCAGAAGGAAGTTGTACAGTGGTTGTTTGGAGACCTTTCATTCCTTCCCCCAATTGAAAAGAAGAACAAAACAGCAGACGAAGCAGTCCTTAAAGTCCTGGAAGATAAATGGGGACAGACCATGTTGAAGGTTCGTCGTCCCGATTTGAAGTTAGATAAGCAATGGACTAATAAGTTCGGAGAGCATCTCTGTGAAGAACTGTACTCACTACTTGGAAAAACTGTTTCAAAGCCTGTGAAGAAAGAGCATTATCAACCTGATTCAGAGGTAGAGGATGCCATTGTAGAAGCAAAGGCCGGAACATTCCACACAGGTGGAACTGCGGGTGAAAAGATACTAGGTTGCCCTTTCAAGTATGCTGAAATCCCAGACCTCTACGGTAAGCCGCTCAAGATTGTATGCATGGGTGGAGCTGAGAAGGTCTGTAGAGAAAGCTATGGTAACTTACCCGGATCCAAGTGCACTCCACAAAAAAAGAGGTTTCTCGACTTCTTCCGTGAAAATAGAATTGAGTTCATCGGAGCCTCTGATATTCTGAGGTCTCTTAGTTCGTAATCAGCACCTCATTGGTGCGAGTACCCGGCTCTGTAGAGTGAATTGCACGTCTACAGTTTATGATTTTTGTTGTAAAGAGCGGTGAAGGGAACGCATCGCGTACAAGCTTTACATCGGAGTTACTGAGCAACATCCTTACATTGTTTGATTTCATGTCTCCGCAGAGCTTGAAGAGTAACTCATGAGCTTCAAGGTTGAAGCCGTCGGATGTATAGGAGACAAACGATGTTTCGTTCTCAGGTGCATACGGTGGGTCAAGATAGACGAAATCACCTGAAGTAATCTTACTTAACGAATCGGTAAACGAACACTGAGTGAAGATAACATCCTGAATCAATCTTGAAACCAAACGGATATGCTCTTCATCTAGAATGGAAGGTCTCTTATAGTTGCCAAAGGGGACATTGAACCCTCTAGGTCCTTCACGATAGACACCTCGAAAGCAGGTCTTATTCATAAACAGTAGCATGGCCGATGCAGGTATCGTTGTACGTTCATCTTTTGAGAACGCATTGAACCTTGACCTAATCCAGAAATAGTACGATTCTTGCGATGTCAATGCTTCTTCTAACGTTGAAGCTTCACGATTTACCTCGGTTGCCTCACATCTAGCAAACTCATCTGTCAGCTTTTTGACTTCTGCAATCAGGTCATCCGGGTTTGATTGAATGTTTTTATAGAGTGCAATCAGGTTTGAATTCAAATCACTGGCATAGATTTTTCCAGTGATTTTGATTGACCCAGTCTGCCGATATGAAAGAAGACCTAGAAGAACACTTCCACCACCCAGAAATGGTTCATGGTAGTTATTCATTTCAGTGGGGAATAGTTCGAGTACAGTATCGATAATCTGTGTCTTTCCTCCAACCCATTTCATGAAAGGTTTGACGATGTCCATGCCTTTCTTTACTCTCAATCACGAAGGTTCGTTTTTACTACTCAAAAACGAATACTGTAGAACTGAACCTATCATTCTCAATGCCTTACTACGGTCGCGCTCTTTCTACCTTTCATGCAGAGAAGGTCATCTGTCCTTCTTCACTTAAAGGTCCTGAACTCGCCCAACGCTTGGTAACACGAAACACGCGTCCTCCAAATACATATGACCAGGATCATGATGATTGTTTGAAACTCATTCTTCTAAGTGATCCAAGCGAAAACTTGAGTCGACTTATAGGACAAGATGTCTATCCGGTTTCATTCGTTGCAGGGAATGGACTCAGTTTAGAATTGACTCCGTCGATGTGTCTTATTGCACCCATTGACGGAATTACATTGGATGCAACCATTCTGATGGTCGATGATTACTATAAGTTAAAGGTCTTTGAAGACACACAAGTACAAAGCGAAGCAAAACTGCTCGCAAGCATGGCGGTCTGGAAAGCAAAGCGCGGAATCTATTACTTGAAAAATCTCAATCGTTCGTTTACGCTTGAGTTTGATGAAGTTCGATGGGCCGCAATGAAACAGAAGTTTATTGAATGGTCAAACACGTTCTAACTTATGTATTACAGGGCATCAAGCATAGCTTAATATCGCCAAGGTTCGCAATCACATAGCGAATCATTATGAACCAATCATTTTTCATGTGAATCTCAAGGTTGTTGGATAAGTTAGAACACTTGGTAAACAAGACCAAATGAGGCAGACTGAATGTACCTGAAACAATCTCATCGGTTTTAGTCTTGGTAATCGCAATGTCTGAAGTTGAATCGCCCATGGTCACAGTCTGAGATGCAAACGGACCTTTACAGGTGAACGTCAACGTTCCACCTACGTTTTTGATATCCACTGTTTTTGCACTGAGTAACGTCATATCTCTACAGATCTTCTGAAAGTCCATGGACGGCATGGTAATACGTGTAGCGAACTCAGTTTCAGGCATGTTAATATCGGATTCATCCCGGTCCAATAAGTTGAGTTTATTACGAATACGACGCTTCTTATCACCGTTCTCAAGTGTGATACAAAGATGGTTAGACTCTGATTTGGAAACCGAAAAGATAATCGTATCATCGTTGGTCACTGTCTTCACAATACGATAGAAGTGATCCGTGTTCAACCCGACATCCAACTTGGGAGCCGAATGATTGTACTCGTATTGCTCGAACTTGGACGCATGTAGACGCATATGAGTCAACACAGTGCGCGTATTGTCCATTGCAATCATGCGGATTCCGTCTTTATCAAACACTAGACTCATCTCTACAAGCATGGATTTGAGACCTTCAGCGAGAATCCTAATAGGGGCCGTTTGAGCTGTTCTAGCAAGCACAATGTCTTCAGAGTCCGAAGGCATTTATTCATTGCTTGCGACTTCTCCTGAAAGTCAATTTACGCGTTTTCTTCTGTTTACGTTTCTTTGGAGTTCCACCCTTCCATGGTGCCTTTACTGGGATTACTGGGGGTAGTGCGCTTAACCGATTGATTGCCGCTTTTTGTGCTGCAGTTGCCGTTTCATGTCCCTTTTTCCCATATTCAATTGCCTTGTCTGCATAGTTTAATATATCTAGAGGAGGGGGTTGTTTGACGGTTGAATCAGGAACAGGTGGTGGACCCATAGGAGCAGTAGCCTTTACAACAGGAGGGACATCTGCTAGATCACGTTCAACTTGATTGTAGTACTCAAAGTACATCTGTAGTTCATTTTCTACATCCATAAACCAGTTTTGAGACGCTGAAGCAGGTCGTTCCTTCTCTAACGCTTTCAAACTCTCAGCAATCTCATTGGTCGATGCTTCAGCGGTTCCAAGCACAGACTCTACAGTTGCCTCATTCATAGATGGTTCAGTGGTTTCAACAGGTGTAGGAACAATTCCGGCACGTTTACGTGCACGTTCATCTCTCGCTTGATTTGCATTCGTTCGTCTGAATTCAAGAGCCGCTTTTTGAATTTCTGCATCCCGTGCAGCAATTACTTTGTTCTTCTGTCGTGTTACAGCCGCTCTACGTGCTGCCTCTGAACGTTTCTGCTTACTATCAGGTTTAGCAAAAGGGCTACCTGGTTTCGTCTCCTCGTTTGCGATTTTAGCTTTCAGTGTTTCAAACTTTTCACGTGCAGCATCGAGTTTTACCTGAAGTTCAGGAGGGATCTCTAATGACTCAAAGTAGGATGGTGCATTAGGTGGACTTACAGGTCGTTGTGGTTCAGGTGCGACAACCGGTTCAGTTACTGGAGTAGTTTGAGGTACCACCTGATCAACTACAGGAGTAGGTTCCTGTGTAACAACTGGTTCAGTTACAGTGGTAGGTTCCTGTGTAACAACTGGTTCAGTTACAGTGGTAGATTGAGGTACTACCGGTTCAGCTACTGGGGTAGGCTCCGGTGTAACAACTGGTTCAGGTACTACCGGTTGAAAGAATGGATTCTGTTGAGCTGTCTTTTCAGGTGCAGTAAATGGATTTTGTTCAGGTGTCTGCTCAGGATTAGAAAATGGATTTTGTTCAGCCTGAGGAAATGGGTTGGTTCCCTCTAAGAATACGTTTCTACCTGTAGTCGGTTTCATGTATTCAGCTTTAAATGAACGATCTGCATTCAAAAAGATTCGATGAATGTCTTGATGTACTTTGAGTGCATCATCAAATAGAGTGTCTGCGTCTGCAACCAGTACAGGTGAATAACGAATGGGAAACATTCGAACCTTGTATCTCCACCATACGAACGCGTTAAACACAGGTAATAGAAGCGTAGCAACACGGTCTTCTTTAACGGTTACAAGTGTTTTAAACGCGGTTTGAGGTCGTGGGTCAGAGTCTTTCAGCGAGTAGAGTTTCGATGAAACACGCTTCTCAAAACTCGCTTCTCCACCTATACGATTACGAAAGGTTCGTCTTCGACCTCCCTGTTGTTTACGAGCTGCAATTGTACTTGCACGATTAATCAACGCTGCATTCATCTTTGCAAGTGGATTCAATCGTTGAATGACTGTACCTCGACTGGGCGTATTTTGTTCGATTTCAGCTTTGAGAATCGCCTCATTCACAATCTCATCTAACGATTTTTCAGGTTCAGCTGGAACAGTTAGAGGAACAGGTTCAGGATCTTCACCTGAGGAGGGTTCAACTGGAGGAGTTTCAACTTCAGTCCGAGCCGGAGCCGGAGCTGCAGCTGTTTCAACCGGAGCCGGAGCCGGAGCTGCAGCTGTTTCAACCGGAGCCGGAGCCGGAGCCGGAGCTGCAGCTGTTTCAACCGGAGCCGGAGCCGGAGCTGTCTCAGTAGGTGGTACTGTAGTCGTGGTCGTCTTAGTGGGTTCTCGTCCAAGTGAATATGCAGCTGCAATCGCAGCGAGTGCGGAACCTTCCGCTACGAGTAGTCCGATCGTTCCCGGATCCATTATCTTCAACGCTTAAAAAAATCAGGCATGTTTGCAATCAAAGTAACTCTCATAGTTAAGATAAGATGGCCTTTTTAGATATTGTTACGTTAAGCCTCGTTGAAATCTTCGGAGACTTCAATCTGTTATGGTACACACAAACCAATCAGGTTGAGTTTCTATACAAAGGTATTCTTGGCTACATCGGTGTAGTCTACTTTCTAGTTCAAGCACTACGTGGAGGAAACCTTCTCTACGTGAACGGAATGTGGGATAGTTTATCTACAGTGTTCAACAGTCTTGCTGCATTCATTCTACTGGGTGACCGTTTGAAGACGAACTCACAGTATTTGGGCCTTATGCTAATTATAGTCGGAATTTACATGCTTAAGGATGGCGCCGCGTAAATGCACGGCCACTGCGTGCACGGGCAGCCTTCTTACGTGAAACGATACGGCCATATTTATTCATCATGAGGTCGCTCCTAGTGAGTCCACCTGGAGTCTTTTGGGCGGTTCCATTCCATACTTTACGACGAGAGCCGATATTACGTTGAGTCTTCATTATGAATCACCTAGAAAGTTTCAATCGGAGTGGAAGTGGAACAGGTTTTCGTTCTATAGTTGTTTCTGTTTCAATAAATCCAGGACGTTCAATTTGACCGCAGTACAATGAGTCTGTCCATGGAGTTGGGAACGAACGTACTGTTTCATACTGAGTTGTAGGTCCACCGCCATGATGAACTAGAATACCGTGTTTCACCTTTGGATAAATCTTTACGCTTAGAAAGTTCTGGTCTAATGCAATTCCACGATCTATAGGATTGAGTTTGTATTCTTCATATTCTTGACGAATGTTGATTCCTGCTGATTTGCGCAATGCCCACAGTCCACCCATTAACGAAGCTGAATGGTCCTTATGATCGCGAATGGTATGTGCAATAAACTGCGGCGACTTCATGAAATCCACGATGGCCCATCGATCACGCCAATGTACGCGAGAATCTGCATCCCGTACAAACATCACATCCACATCCGGTTCGTCAATCGCAGTGAATCGGTCAACCATATTCTCAATTCCAGTCTTACCTGTCGGCTTGACGACCACATAGGGTGCATCTCGAAGCTTCGCCAACATATCATCTGTAACGTCTGACCCTGTGTATACAAACACAAACCAACCTGGAAAGTGTTTATGAATTAATCGAATGTTCTCAATCATACCCGGATAATATCGGGAATTATAGGGACCATATAAACAGAACGAGAATACGTTCATCTTATCTTAAGGAACAGTAATGCTGTCTGGGAAAAGCTTCGCATCGACCTGTAAATGGATTGTGGATTTAAGATATCCAGGCCAACCTAATTATTCCCCATCGGAAGCGAGAACGGGTGATCGTGTATTTATTAACGGAGATCTAGTGTATGCATTCGTACGGTCCTTATCTTCAATTTACAGACGTAGACATATCTATGTGATTCATAATTCTGATAGCCCTTTTGACGCTGGAAAATTAGCTGCATTACTTCCTACGAGCATTCATATCTATGCGATTAATACCACAGTCAAACATCCTCAACTCACAACCATTCCTCTTGGATTTCCGGATGCCGCTTTGGACTTTATATCAACATTCAAACACCCAGATATTCATCGTGATATTGAAGTCTATATGAACTTCTCAATCAATACAAATGTACAAAAACGGCTCGACTGTTATAATACATTCAAGGATGACTGCAGAGTGACCATCAAAGGGGACCGAACTCGTGAACAGTACTATGAAGACTTATGTCGCTCAAAATATGTTCTCTGTCCGGAAGGGACTGGAATGGATACTCATCGAGTATGGGAAGCGATATTCTGTGGGGCGACTCCAGTGGTACTTCGGAATCCGTTAGCGGATCTGTATTCAGGGTATCCGGTGAAGATTGTAGATCAGTGGGACTTGCAAATTCTATTAAGTTCTTAGAATGGATATGAAGATTGAAAATAGGGAATAAACGATTAGCAACACTTAAAAACGGGCATCCCTGATTCCATACGAACGAAAAGTGGTTATACTTGATGATGCATGTTTCGTTTACAAAACCTCGCGTATCACCGTCTTGATTCCTAGGATCCACTCCACCTAAGAACTGGCCCATCGCTGCACCATCAAAAAGATAACCATACTCTGGAAATGTCTCTGTGATCTTCATGGTATCTTCATTATAGGGTGTCGAACCAATAGTCCAATTGTCTGGAAATATCGGTAATCGTTCAAGGTCAGCTCGTCCTAGATTGACCATATCATTTTCTACATCATCATATTTCATCAAAACATCTCGAAGCGTATCTGGAGTTGGAATCCAAACCACTGACGGAATGACTCGGTCAGAACAGTCATATACTGAGCTCATACGTGTTGGATTCCAACGAATGGTATCTGCGTTTCCATAAATCATTACGTCATTTTCAATATGAATACAGTTGTTCACGTTGAAGTCCTTCAGATATGCATACAGTATAAACAGACGAGCGGACGCCAAGTGCCAGAAACCATTACGAAATGTCTTATCAAGGTTACTGTTTGATTCAAACTCAAATTCATCATTCAATGAACTCTTATCAATCAACGTGAGTGTTGGAAACTCTTCAAACTTAGTAAAGTACTCAGGTTCTGTGATCACCACAATCCGAGTATTTCCATGTATAATTAGATTTCGAATCGAGTGAAGAATGTAGTCTTGGAAGTTCACTAGGCATGTCAAAACGATTGTAACCGGATTCAATCCGAGTATCATGCGACGATAGGTTTCAAACGAGATAGTTGAAAGAGTATGATCTTCATTTTTATAGTTGAGTTTACTAACGTCAAGTTCAGCCCATGTATTCAACACTACCATTGGAACATTCAGATGATTCTTAAGAATGCGAATAAAGGGAGAATCAATTACAATCGGTATCGCGTGAGTATAGAGAGCTTCCCAGATTCGATGACTATCTACACCATTACCCTCCGGACAGACACAGAACTTGTAAGTACTTAACCTATCAATGTTCTGTTCTGGAGGAATTCTGGGTATAAAGGATAGTTTATCCTTCAGAGCGGCGTAACACTCTGAACGCTTTTGTTCGTTTGTAGTGATATTGAAATTGAAATATACATTGTTCGGTTTCGATATACCTTGACTTGTAAACAGGTTCAAATTTCCATGGGGCCACATTGAATTAGCGATTCCAATTGGGATAGGATAGAGTTTATCGTGTTCTATGCAGACGTTCTGTGCAAACCATTTCACAAGATGTGTACATTCAAGAATGGAACGAACCTCTGGACACTCGTTGATATTCTCATCCGAATTATGACTAAGTAGGGTAAACGGATTCTGAAATGAGGAGATACGTTCTGAAAGACGAGAAATACAATGACTATAAACGAAGACAATCGCTGGATTGTCGTATTCAGATGGAATATCGGATATCAATAAGTGTTTAGATTTCTGAGCTTCAATACGTGGGTTATAGTTGAAATCAATTTCATCTCCAATGTAAACATCAGCGAGTTCTTGGATCTTCTCACCCGTTATAACATGTTTAGAGGACCACATTGTTATAGCTAGCAATGGATATTGTTATCTGTATTGGACCGAACGATTCGAATGTAGCTACACAGTGTATTGACTCAATTAAGAAGAATGTTCCTCATCGAACAATCATCTGCATTGTAGCTCCGTCCATTGAACCCATCAGCGGCGTACTATGGATACCTGAGTCAGAGTTTCCATTCTCAAAAGACGATATGAAAGCAGGTATACGAAGTGGATGGTATCTTCAACAGCTCCTGAAATTATACGCCCCTATTGTACTTCCTCAATTATCCGATAATTATCTAATCGTTGATGCAGATGTTGTCTTTCATAATCCAGTGACCTTCATACATGAAGGGGTACTTCAATTCAACGTTGGAACCGAGTATCATGTACCGTATTTTGTTCATATGAAGCGAATGCATCCAAAACTAACTAAGGTTAGTAGCATGTCAGGAATATGTCATCTCATGCCTATGAAACGGCATATTGTAGAAGAACTCATTCGACAAGTTGAAAAACTACACGGGGCTCCGTTTTGGAAGGTATTTTTGGTTAATATTGATCCCTATGAACTACCTTATTCAGGTGCATCTGAATATGAGATGTTGTTCTCCTTTACATTAACTCATTTTCCAAAAGAAGCAGTTATTAGACCACTTGTGTGGAATAATAGTGAATCTGTTACAGCCGGATATACAGGGACATACGAAGCGATTCACTATTATATACGAAAATAACAATGAGGATTCAAGATTTCAAAGTAGTCTATATCTGTCCAGACCATAATGAAAAGTACCACACGCGGAAACTTCATATGGATGCAATGTTAACCGCCTATGGTTTCAAGGATGTTGTTCATTTCAAGTCAGGAACTGAAGGGTATCCAAAATGTTTAGCAAACGCAAACATTGAAATTCTCACAAACTATATGTACGAACCTATTCTTCTTCTCGAGGATGACGTTGAGTTTACAGGTGTTTCAGACTTTGACTTTGTTCATGGAGCCGATGCAATCTATTTCGGAATCAGCCGATGTGCAAGCCATCCAACACTTGATAAAAACAAGGGAGTATGTGTAACAACACCGTATTCAAATACACAACGACGAGTACTGAATATGTTAGGAACACATGCAATCCTGTACATTAGTCCTAGATACAAACAGGCCGCAATCACTGCGATGAAGAATGCCGTTGGACATACGGATATTGCACTTTCTCGTATACAGTCAGACTTCAGAATTTTAGCTAACAAAGTACCATCGTTCTTCCAGTCGGCTACATATAACTCTCCGGGTCATCGCAATGAGTATACGCTATTTGAACTCAATGGACACGTTAGATCAATTGATTAATTTACAAAAGATATCATAATGGATGTCAAAAAAATCTGGTACGCTCCAAACGGGTTTGAAGCATATGGAGACGAGGAAATTGAAGCTGTTACAAAGTGCCTCAAAGAAGCATGGCTTGCAGGTAATGGAAAATATACTATCGAATTCGAGAAACAGGTAGCTGAGTATTTTGGTAAGAAATATGGCCTGTTTGTCAATTCGGGCTCGTCAGCATGTCTTCTCGCTCTAGCATCCTTGAACTTACCCGATGGGTCAGAAGTGATCACCCCTGCATGCACGTTTGCTACAACCGTTGCACCTATCATTCAACTCAAATATAAACCTGTATTCTGCGATGTAGAGCTGTCGACCTACGTTCCGTCAGTTGACTCAGTCCTAGCCAAGATCACACCTGCAACGCGTGTGATTATGCTTCCCAATCTCATCGGAAACACCCCGGATTGGAAACTCCTGCGCACAAAACTAGATGATACTGGACGCACGGACATTATACTCATCGAGGATTCTGCAGATACAATGGTCTGTACTCGAGAGTCTGATATATCAACGACTAGTTTCTATGCAAGTCATGTAATCACTGCATGTGGATCAGGTGGAATGGTGATGTTCAATGAATTAAAGCACTTGAAACGTGCGACAATGTTCCGCGATTGGGGTCGTATTGGTGACAATACCGAGCTTGTCATTGAGCGGTTCAATCACATCGTAGATGGAATGCCCTACGACTACAAGTTTCTCTATGCATGCCTCGGGTACAACTTCAAGTCATCGGAGGTGAATGCTGCGTTTGGTCTTGAGCAAATGAAGAAGCTCCCAAAGTTCGTAGACATTCGCAGACGGAACGTAGAGCGATACATTGAGAATCTCAAGGGTGTTCCCGGTATAGTCCTTCCGATAGACACGAAGAAGTCTAATTGGCTAGCATTCCCATTCCAGGTTGAAAATCGTCTGGCCCTCGTCAACTATCTTGAAGATCGCAACATACAGACACGTGTAATCTTCTCGGGCAACATCACACGTCACCCCGCATACCGCGAATATCTAGAGGAGTTCGCGAATGCAGACACGATTATGAAGAACGGCATTCTAGTGGGTTGCCACCATGGAATGACGCTTGAGGATGTGGATACCGTTTGTAAGTATATTAAGGAGTACTGTTCCAATACTCAATGACCTTCCGATGATTCACTGTATCCGGGAGTCTATCTTCAAGTCGCAAAGATGTCTTAAACCGAAGGTGAAAGTTGGGGTCCGTGTAGATATCTGCGTTGAGTGGGCGGTCAAAATCGATATACCATTCCTTGATATTGATGTAGCATTCGCGCATACACATGCCAAGCATAACATCGTCAAGACCATCTGGTTTGGATTGACTCCAATCTACAAATGTTTGGACGGCATCTCGCGTGAGCGCGTATCCGCATCCCGATAGGAATTCATTGAATACAACCTTTCCAAATCCATGATTTGTCATTGGTTTATCACTTAACCATGTTCGCAAACGTTCGAAGTGAAATGCCGAGGAAAGACATGGTCGCAGTAATACGTCAAACTCCTCATGTGCAAGTGCGTAACGATAGGCATCGATCGTCTTTACAAAACTCTTAATTGGGCATTCAACACCCGGTATATGGATCTCGTTGCCGTTTCGGACCTCAATCTGGTTAATACCTTCTGTCAGGAAGTAGAAATACATTTTAACGTCCTTCGGTAGGACTGCGAGCTTCCAGTTCTCAATAAATTCGTCATATGGACTACCATGTGACGAGCCGACAAGGACTAAGATCTTCATTTATGTTTACACATCTCATAATCGTACTAATAATGAATCGCGTCTTAATTACTGGTGGAAATGGGTTCTTAGGTTCACATCTTGTCCGTTTCTTTCTGCAAAAAGGATGTCATGTCACTGTGATTTCTAGGTCATGCTCTAATATCGCCGATATTCTCGAGTCAATACAATTTATTAAACACTCAACTCCTGGATATGCTCAATTTTCACAAGAAATACGTAGTTTCAACCCCACAATTGTCATACATTGCGCATGGGATGGAGGCAATTCGTATAACGACGTGAACAACATGAAACAGTTTCACAATATCGCACATGGAACTGAGTTACTTGAGTGTATTGAATCGGCCGCCTTTATTGGGGTTGGAAGCTTCTCAGAATATGGGCGTATTACGTCACCCGTTTCAGAGTCGGCGTCTGATGTACCCATTACGTTATACGGACAAGCGAAGTCGTCGTTCAAGACGATCTCTAAAATGATATGTGAACAAAAAGGACTCCGATGGACATGGATTCGCCCATGTTTGGTGTATGGTCCAAACGACGTCCCTACGCGGTTATTTGCGTCTACGATCCGTAAACTTATTACAGGTGAACCTGTCGTACTTGATAGCTGTAAAGACGTTGTAGACTATTTACACGTTAATGATTTTTGCACTGGCGTAAATACGCTTATTGAGTCATCCACCTCGGGTGTAGTAAATATCTGCTCGGGCAAAGAGTACCGTGTACAGGATCTCATTGACTATATCGGCAAAGAGATAGGCGGAGTCTCGGTAACGTTTGACCCGACACGAGATAGACAACATCTCTCAAACTACGTGGTAGGTAATCCGGAGGTGCTTCGATCACTCGGATGGGCTCCATCGGTCAACATCTTAACTGGGTTGCGAAATATTATCATCGAACAAAAAGTCAAATACGTTACTGTATCTGACCTTGACGGAATCCACCCAGAGTAAATCGTTTATTGAAAATGTTGTGAGGTTGGACATAGGGTAAAATAGCATCTGTGTATGTCCGTTTATAATCAGCAATCTTTACGGCCCGTTCATAATTTGCATTCACTACATCCATGTAACGGGTATAATATCCGTCATCTAGCTGTGAAAGACTATCCTCAAGACTCTTCACAATGTCGTCCCCGAGTAAAATCCATCCGGTCGTATCGAAGTACTCCCCGATGTTTGGACATCCCCAGTAGATTGGAATCGTCTTGGTCACCACACAGTCAATGATCTTCTCGGTAAAGTAGTTCTTCTCACGGTTGTTTTCGATGACAATACTGAACTGAAAGGTTTCAAACAAGGGCATCTTGGACGGCCCACTGGCCGCAGTGCATCCAGAACTCTCAAGCATTGGATTATTACCAATTACAGGAAGAGGATAGCCAGCACCACTTCGAAAGAATGTTATTGGGAACCGGTTGAACTGTAACTGAGCGTTATATACAATGTGACGCAGATGATGACCTGGTGCAAATGCTTTCGATCCGGTGACATTTGAGATAGAGAATGTCTTCTTCGCGACATCAATCTTGGTATAAATCTCAGGAGGAATCCATGAACCTCCTTCAATCTTCTTATATGCATTCGGTAACCCAAGTGTTTCCGGGTCAAATACGAGAATCACATCGTATAAACTAGCATATCGTCGAAGGTACTCGTGACAGTTTATGATAGCAGTTGATTCGCATTGAATGTAGATTCTACGCGAGTTGTTACGAGGTGGAGGTTGATGGGGGTGATCGTAATATAGTTCCACGTTGACAGGTGTGTCGATTGGAAAATACATTGTACTCGCAGTCGGATGATGGAAAATTAGAGGCATTTATACATTCTATAAACGAATGTTTAGGTTGGTAAACACTTTATGCGGCAGTTGTCTTACCACCTTGTAGACAGCATCACCTTGTACAGTTTCAATCCGCGAGTATCCGAATTCAGCAAGCCACTTTTCAATATCACCCGGTGAAATGCCGTATCGAATAGAATGACTTGATTCTTCAAGAACAATCACTGGTCGATACTTTGAAATCGTCTTCTCCCCTCCCCGTAATGCGAACATCTCAAATCCTTCGATATCGAGATGGATCAAGTCGCACTGAGTGAGACCGAGATTATCAATCATAAGTGTAGGAGTCCGACCTTGGCCATATACATTTGTAGAACCTGCGTTGTTATACACTTTCCGACCTAGTCCTACCAATGCATGTGTATCTCCGAGACATGCTTGAAACTTGAACACGTTATCAGATGTTACGTTGCGATTCAGACAGTAGAAGAGCTCTGGAACAGGTTCAAATGTATATACAGTTTCAAACATCTCAGCATACTGTTTCGCGTAGAGACCATTATTACCACCTGCTTGGATCACGACTCTTCTAGAGGGTACAAACTGAGCCACCTTTTTTGGGACATCTGGGAATGTAGTTAGTAGTTCGTGACACGAACTGTTCACAGCCGCATGTTCATCCGTAACCCCATCACCATCGTCACATAACCAATACATACCTTTGTAGAAAGCGACACGGTTCTCCATTACGATTTATAGATATATGAGCGAATGAACAGCATGAAGATACGCGTGAGTGATTACATTGTTAAGATCCTTGAGGCTCATGGGATCGATACTATGTTTGGCTTGACGGGTGGATTCGCAATGCATCTCAATGATTCATTTGGTAAAAGCAGATTCAAGACCTATTATAACCACCACGAACAGGCATGTGGGTATGCTGCCCTTGGTTATACCAAAACGAAGAACGTTCCAAGTGTGGTATGTACTACCTCGGGAATTGCAGCAACCAATGCAATTTCGCCCTGTCTAGATGCTTATCAGGATAGTGTATCGATTCTTTTTCTTAGTGGCCAGGTCAAATCATTCGATACGATCCGTGCGATTAATGCGAAGACGGAATACACATTACGTAATTATGCCTTCTCAGACTCAGACTTGATAAGTATGGTTTCAGGAATTACAAAGTATAGTCATGAATTGACGTGCGTTTCGGAAGTGAAGAGCGTTATTCAAACCGCAATAACTGCATTGACTACAGGCCGGCCCGGGCCGGTGTGGCTTTCGATCCCACTTGATATTCAAGGATCGTTAATAGATGACGATGTCCTAGACTCTATATCGATTCAGCAGCTGCCATCAACTGATTTATCAGAGGTATATTACCTCCTAAAGAATGCATCAAGACCACTTATCCTAGCAGGCAATGGTATCAAACTGGCGAACTGCCGTGAGAAATTCAATTCATTTGTAGAAAAGTACCAAATACCGGTTGTAACATCTTACCTTGGCGCTGACCTGATCGAAACAGCTTCACCCTATTTTACTGGACGTGTCGGAATCTACGCAGATCGTTGTGGAAACTTTGCTGTTCAGAATAGTGATCTTCTACTAGTATTAGGCTGTCGCTTATCTCAAGCGGTTGTTGGATACAACCCAAAGACATTCGCACGTGCTGCTAAAATTGTCTACGTAGACATCGATCCAAGCGAACATGCAAAAAGCGAATATCATTGCAAGGTTCTTACAGATCTTAATTCATTCTTCAACTCGTTCTCAACTGACGTCCGAGATTTCTCTACATGGACTTCGAAGTGTACTCATTGGAAGGCAAAGTGGCTATTCGAGCTTCCACCTGATACAGAAACCATTAATCCCTACCACGCAGTGAAACGGATATACGACCGACTTCCTGAGAACAAGATCACTACAACAGGTTCGGGCTCCATCGCGATCATCGTAAATCAGTTAGTTAACATTAAGAAGAACGATCTCTTTATTTGGAGCGGACACGGTGACATGGGAACGGACTTGCCTATGTCCATTGGTTCACACCTGGCAGATCCATCGAAGGCGTATGTTCTATTCACAAGCGAAGGTACGTTACAGTTCAATCTACAAGAGTTTCAGACCATTGTCCACCACAAACTACCTATCAAAGTGATCGTGTTCAACAACGCAAGTTACGGAGCAATTGAGATAACACAGAAGACGTTCTTCGGTAACAAATTTGGAGTCGATGAATCAAGTGGACTTTCCTTTCCTGATACAGAGAAGATCGCTGCAGCGTATGGGATTCAGTACATGAGTGTTCGTGAAAAACATAATCTTGACAGCGCAATCGACAGACTACTTGAAACAACAGGTCCAGTGATCTTCGAGATCTTCGTATGTATTCAGTCTAGGTTCCCGAAGTTGAGTTCGAGAAAGAACGAAGACGGAAGTTTCACAAGTTTGCCGTTCGAAGACATGGAACCGTTCTTATCGCGTGAAGAGTTCCATGCAGAGATGATCGTTCAACCAATCTAGATAGATTTCTATCTACATTTGGTTTTGTTTAGTTTGGTTCATGATAGTGTTAGGTGTTTAGTTGCTGTAGGCTAGACCGCCCATGCCGCTCATCACGCGGAGCACGTTGTAGTTGACGGCATAAACTCGTACCTGGGCTGTGCGGCCAGCGCGGACAGTGTTGACGGAGACCGTGAGCTGAAGGGTCGCCTTGTCGATACGGGAGAAGTTGCAAGTGCCTGAAGGCTGGTGCTCCTCTGGCTTGAGTGCGAAGGAGTACACGCAGATACCTGGAGCCGTTGGGGTTCGGCTGTGGTGCTGGTATGGTTGCACGAAGCTGAAGTATCGGCCCTCGCGCTCAGTGAATCGGTCTTGGCCGTTGAGCTGGAGCTTGGCGACTTCAGTAGGAGTCTTGCCTGAGCATCGCGTTCCGGAGTCGAGGATGACCTTGGCGAGAAGGTAGTTGGTTGTGTCCTCAAAGAGGTAGAGCTGGTCGTTACCTGATGCGAGGAAGTTGGTATCCAACCAAGAGGAGCCCATAAGAGAAGGACCGACTGCAATACCCACACCTGGGAGGTAGGGACCTGAAGGACCTTCAGAGATAGCAGTTGGAACGTTTAGATTTGAACCACCACCACCTAGTGCACCTCGTGCGAGCACATCCATGATAACACCCTCAGTGCTGAAGTCATCAGTGTAGTTGAATGGCTGGCATCCGTTGACCTCCTGAATCCATGATGGAGCAGGTTGAGAGCAGTCAACGAAGGAATCACGCTGGCACACCCAGACAAGCTCCTTAACCGGGTGGTTAAAGTTGAGCTGAATCTTGTTGGAGGAGGAGGTGATAGACTCTGCACCAGTGAACTGGAGTTGCTCAATCAAATACTCGTGGGTCTGTTGGGCGAATCGTCGTCGCTCTTCAGTGTCGAGGTAGATGTAGTCAATGTAGAGGGAGGCAGCAGTCAAGGACTGGATTGCAGTGGGGACTGAGCTGTTGTTGGGGGTAAACTCGTAGTAGCAGCAGTTAATCCATTGCTCGAACTCAACATTGATACGGACCTCGTGGTACTGGAGGGCAATGAGAGGGATTGCAAGACCGGGGTTGCGGCAGAACCAGAATTGGAGAGGGATATAGAGGGTTCGTGCAGGTGTGCCTGATCGAGGAGCGCAAGAGTTGGTCAACTCAGCGCCGGCGCAGGAAACATCCAATGCATAACCCTTACGGTCCTTCATCAAGACAAGGTCGTGGGTGTTACCGATCATCTCATCAAGAGCCTTCACTGTACCCAAATCCTGGGACAATTGGGTCCAGATTTGCATCCAGTCACCATACTGTCTGTCAATGCGTTGACCTCCAATCTCGAGCTCAACAGTCTTGATCATTCGGTGACCAATGTAGTTCAACCATCTGAAGCGGGTGACTGTGTTGTTGTTAGAGCCGTCGAGTTGGACTGCTGGGAGAACCACTTGGATGTAGGTTCTGAACATCAAGTCGGCGTTACGGTTGATGATGGCTGTAACGCGCTTGTTGAAGTCAGCTTGACCGTTGAATGTCACCTCAATGGACTCCATTGCGAAGTTTGTGTGACGTTTGAACAGAACCTTCCAGAAAGTGATCTGGGGGTTACCAGAGATGTAGATATCCTGCGCACCATAAGACACGAGTTGAAGAAGACCACCACCCATTTCGTTGTATGATACTCAGCAACAAAATTTCTTCAGCAAGAATCTACATATAGGACGACGTTTTTAAAAAATGCGCATCTATGCAGTCAACTGCGATACTGGTCGCGGCGAAC